CAAACTAACTTACGGCGCTATTGTTGATCTAAAAGCTTATGCAAAAGACCAATATATTAGAGGTCTTAGAGGAGCTGGTAACGACGAAACTTACCATCTTTTCGTAACACCACAGGTAATGGCTGACCTAAAACTCGATTCAGATTTTCTTGCTAACGTAAGACAAGCTGGAGTAAGAGGACCAGGTTCAAGCTTATTCTCAGGTTCTTCAAGCCTAATGGTTGATGGAATCATGGTGCATGAGTTCAGACATGTGTTTAACACATCTGGTGCTACAACTGGTACATCATCAAATGCTGGTGCTGCTGGGTACAAATGGGGCGCTGATGCTAACGTTAACGGTTCTGCATGTTTATTCTGCGGAGCTCAATCATTAGCAATGGCTGACATTGGTATCCCTGAAATAGTTGAAGATACATTTGACTATGGAAACCAAAATGGTATATCAATTGGTAAAATATTTGGTCTTAAAAAGCCTAAGTACAATTCTGACGTAACAGGTCAAGATGAAGACTTTGGTGTTATAAGATTAGATGTAAGTTACTAATTGTGCTATATTTTATGGGTGACTAATTACAGTCACCCATATTTTAAGGATTAAAAAATGAAAATAATTTCTAGTGATGATAAATATATAGCTTCAACTTGGGGAGCAGCAATACATTTAAAAGCAGGAGAACCAAAAGAAGTCTCAAATGAACTTGGTTTGCTTTGTTTACAAGAAGGGTGTACACAATACGAAGGCGAAATGCCAACACCTGTTGTAGAAGAACCCCCAGTAATAGACGAAGATTCTGGTGGAGCAGCTGAAGAAGTTCCAGTAGAAGAAGAACCTGTTATGGAAGAAACTTCACCAAATTTTGATAGTATGACTAAAGTGCAACTAGAAGAGTATGGACGTACTATTGGTATTGAATTAGATAGACGCAAAAAGAAATCAGATTTAATAGAAGAATTAAAAGCTGCACAGTAATTAGAGTAACTTATGGCAGGTACACTTACAGGCGCTAATATAATTACAAGGGTGCAAGATACCTTACAAGATACTACTAGTGTTAGGTGGTCAGAAGCAGAATTACTTAGATATATTAATGACGCTCAAAGAGAAATTGTAAACCTTAGGCCTGAAGCATCTGCAGACCATGCTAATGTTCAATTAGCTGCTGGGACAGAACAAACCATACCGGATGTTGGTTTGAGGTTAATAAAAGTAGTTCGTAACATGTCAACAACTGGAAGTAGTGCTACAGGTAAAAGAGCTATTCGGTTAGTAAGTTCTGATATTTTAAATGCACAAGATCCCGACTGGCATGACCCCGCTGTAACAGGGCAGTCTGCGCATGGTACTATTGTTAAGAATTATATTTTTGATGAAGATGATCCACGAAAGTTTTACGTGTATCCAGGAATATCTGGTAATTCGTACGTAGAAATTGTTTTTTCTAGAACCCCTACAGATTTAGCTAATACTTCAGCTACTATTTATGTAGACGATATTTATGGAAATGCTATTGTAGATTTTGTTCTGTACAGAGCGTATATGAAAGACGCAGAATATGCGGCAAACGCGCAAAGAGCAGGTAGTCATTACCAACTTTTTACTGCTAGTTTAGGCCAAGGTGGGCAAGCTCAAAGTCTTTTAGATCCAAACATTGACCCTGTAACTACTGCAACTGCAGCTTCTATGGGGGGTAATTAATAATGGCTTCTTTTTCTTCTTTAGTTAAAGAGATATTACCTTATGTTCCTATGTGCCCAGATTCTTTGGTAGAACAACACTTAAGAGCTGCAACTATAGAATTTTGTGAAAGATCAAAAGCTTATATTTTAGATATGGACCCCTTTAATACTATTTCAGGCGTTTATGAATATGATTTTGATATACCAGTAGGGACTGAAGTTCATCAAGTATTACTAATGACGCATGATGGTAATGACATGGATCCAATAAGTCCCCGTAGTTTAGAGTTAAATTATCCAGATTGGAGAGATAAAACAGGCCAACCACATGTGTATTTACAGAAAACTCCTACCACTTTTTGGATAGTGCCGGTTCCAAGTGGGTCTAAACAAGTTATAGCGAGCGTTGCTTTAAAGCCTACTAGAACTAGTAACAACATTGACACTACGATATCTAATCAATATAGAGATGCGATTATATATGGAGCTCTTTATAGGCTATTACGTATACCAAATAAAGAATGGACAGACATCGGCGCGTCACAAGAGTATTCATTTCAATTTAGTATTGAAGCGAAACAAGCAGAATTAAGGGCCCGAGGCGGAGATCTTGGGGTAAAAAGAACTGTTAAGTACAAGGGAATAGGAATGCCAAGGAGACGGTATGGAAGGTACGGAAAGGAAATCGACTATTGAGGAACCCGTTTATACTGACATAAGAAAATGTTGGAATGTTATAAAAACAGGCATACTTGATATTTTAAAAGAGAATCCTCACCTTACTTATATCCCTGAGGATGTTTACAGTGAGTGTGTTAACGAAAGGGCTTTCTTATACACCTCACCTGTAGGTTTTTTGATACTAACCGTAGAGGTTGATACGTTTACAAAAGACAAGACATTACTGCTATGGATAGCGTATACTTATAAAAAAGGTGGGCACAATTGGTTAGTCCACAATAAGTGGTTTGATAGCCTAGCAAAAGAAGCAGGTTGTAAGTATCTCGAAGCGAGATCACGAGTTCCAGAAATGGAATCGTACACCAAAACAATAGGTTGGGAGTTAGACACACGAATATACAGGAAAAAAGTAAATGAGTAGTAAACCAAAAAGTTCAGAGTTTAAAGCAAGCGAACAAGAAAAAGCGCTTGCTTCTGTATCTTTAGCTGAAAAAAATTATTTTAAAGAAAAATATTTACCTAAGTTAACAGAACTTAGAGATAAGTCTATGACAGAAGACTACTCTGGAGTAGCAGCTGGTAGGGCGCAAGCCGATACTATGCAAGCTTTAAGTGGTAGGCCTAGCCTAAAAGCTGCGCAAGCTGTAGATACAGCAGCAGACTTGGCTTCAGCAGCGGGTGCGCAACAACTACAAGCTAGAGCTCAAGGTTTAACAGCCCAAAGAGGGGATCAAATAAGTGTTCTTAAAAACGCTAGAGGTATGGCCGCGGATGCGCAGTCTGGTTTGTCAAAAGCCGCAAGAATAGAATCTACAAAACAGTTACAATTTGCTAAAGCTAAACAAGCAAGGAGAAATGCTAATTTCAAAGTAGGTACAAAATTAGCTTCTGGTTTTATAGCGAGAGATAAAGAAAACGATGGTGGGTTTTTTGGCGCAGATAGCGTTTTTGGAGGAGGAGGATAATAATGGCGCATATTAGAGGACATAGAGGTACAGATTATGTAAGTACATTACCTTCAGTTACAAATCCGGAAGATACTTTTGCTCAAATAACTCGACAAGACTATATGGATTTTATTGATAATTTTAGAGACTTCGAAGAAAAGTTATTAAAAGCTACAGACGATACTTCTTTAATGGATAAAGCTAGAGAAGATCAACGTAGGCAGAACCAAATAGCCCAACAAGTACAACAACGAAATGTAGAAAGATATGGTGGAGCTGGTTTGTCAAATGTCCAAAGACAAGAACAACAAAGAACTTTACAAAGAGGGGGGCAATTAGGACTTACTAATTCTTTAAACAACGCTAGGATTCAACAAAGAGAAATTAACAGCGCAACTTTAAATGAGCTTATAGGTATTGGGCAGGGTGTTAATCAAAGTTCTTTAAGTGGTTTAGGCGATGCTTCGGGTATGGCGGCGCAAAGAGCAGCAGCTTACAAAAATGCAAAAGCTCAACACCATAGTAATATGGTTGGTTTAGGGGGCGCTGTTATAGGCGCTATATTTGGTATATAACATGGTAGAAAGAGTAGGACTAATAGGTAGAATAGGCGAGGCACTAGGACCTACTTATGGCGAACAAAGGCAAAGGTTAGCGTTGAGAGAAGACCAACGTATGACTGATTTAAGAGATGAAACAGAACTCGTTAACTATTTACAGTCTAATGACATTATAGATGCTAGAGGAGACTTTCTTCAAACTACTAACGAGGATGGTATAAAAGTAGATTCAGGGTTTCAAAATTTATTTCAAAAAAATAAACCTCAAGCAATTATGGTTGCGAATGCAACAAAATCTATAGGCCAGTTTAAAACAGAAAGTGGAGAAGTTGCACAAGGTAAAGTAGCCGACTTTATAGAAAATGAAGATGGTACTGTTAGTTTAATTATGCAGAGACCAGATAAAAAATTTGCACCAAAAACTTGGTTTTCCAGTGAAGATAATAATGATTATGTAGTAAAACTAAGTAAAGGTGATTTTAAAGACTTTATGACTACTAATTACAGAGTAGTAGACTCAAGAGTAAAAGGAAATAGAGGGGAAGCTGTTTCTGCTGGCAATTTAATGGATGAATATGCGGGGCAAATAGAGCAAATTGACAATGACCCTGAATTATCTATGGAACAAAAACAAGAAGCTATTTTACAAATACAAGGTTTAATAAGTCCTTCTGTTGATAAAAGTGCTGTAGAGAACACAGAGTTAGGTTTAAATAAAGTGCAAGGAACCCCAACAACTACAACACCGCCTACAGATACACCACCTGCAATTTCAGATAAAAGTAATTTAAGACTTGCAGACGGTTCTAACTCTGATGCTATAGATATTCTTGAAGCTGCAAAAGCAGGAGAAGTTTCTTTAGGGAACAATGAGATAGATACTTTATTTACTGCTGCTCAATCTGGGGTTAGTAAAAGACCCCTTAACGATAGAACAAAAGGCAAGGTTGTCGTAAAACAAGGCGAATTAGACTCAGCAAGAAGAGAAATAACTATTAATAGTAATAAACTTAATCAAGCAAACCAAGAAATAGCAGAGTTTGAAAACATAAAACAACAATTTCTTGAAAACCCTAACAGTATTGGTGCAGCTTCTGGTCCTATGGCTCCTGGGAAAAAATACTCAGTAAAGGATGGAGAACTTAGGGTTTTTGTAGGGGCTAGTGGTGTTTCTGGTGTTAAACGATATCAAACTATAAGTGAATATGATGAAACTCTTGCAAATAAAAAACAAAACGCACAAGCTAAAATTAAAGAAGGATTAGAAGTTGCCGAAAAAGCAATAGGTGCTTCAAGTGAAAACAAACGAAGAGACATACAAAAACAAACAGGCCCTATAGATACTAGAATTAGTGAGATAGATAACATATTAAATAACGACACTTTAAAAGCTGGGTACAGCCAAAACGCACTACAAGAACTTCAAACAGAAAAAGATAACCTACTTAAACAAAAAGAAGGGCTTAATACAGGACTACCACAAACAGAAGTAAAAGTTACATCTGACGTAGAAACCCACACCTTTACGCCTTTACCAGAAGCAGATGCTAGTGACGAAGACTTTGCTAATTGGTTTACAACTAATCAAACTAGCTTAGAAAAAATGGGCAAGGATGGAGACTTAGTAAAAAAAGTAAAAGATATTATTACTAAATTTGATGTAAATTCTGTTGATGATGTTCAAAGAATTCCATTTGGTTCTTCATCAGCTTTTAACATAGATGCTTTTACTATGGCTAATGTTATGGCGGGTAATTCAAGCGTAGACAGAATGGGTAATGTTCCTGACTATGGAACTACCTTACAAAGAAACATGATTATTTTTGATGCCTATGGTGATAAATCAAGAGCAGCAGATACATTTGCTATGAATGCTCAGAAATTTAAATCTGACATGCAAAAAGCATTTCGTGAGATTGATGAAGAGATTAGAGAAAACTATACTGAAATTGTAGATTTACTTTATCCAATCGATGATAAAGGGGAACTTCAGGATAGGAACACTATTTTTGATAGGCAAGTTACACCTAGAATTTTAGGGGCTTTAAATGATACCAAAGCTAACCCAAACTCTCCTAAATTTGCACGTACCAAAGATGGCATAGTTACTATTAGTGGCGGAAGCGCAGGTGGGTACGAGGCCTCTAAAGCTATTGCAGGTATATTATTTCAAAATCTTGTGGAAGCAAATGGGTCAGAAGACGTAAAAGATTGGTTTAAAGATGTTCTTTTCCGTAGCGGAGAGTCTCCTGATTTAGGACAAATACTTGATAGAGTTAGATATACTACTTTTCCCAATGGTCAAATAGATCAAATATACTATGTAAATGCACAAAAGAGTCAACTAGATGGCAGTATTAATCTAAGCGGACTAACAAATGGCTTTGGTCAAGAAGGTTCATATGCTCGTAATTTATTATTAGCTTTTATATACGAAGATAAAGATGGCGAGAAAAACATCACAAACAAGTAATGTCTTAGGCAGCTTAGCTAGACCCCCTCAAAGTAGTATACCCTCTGAAATGGTGGCTGGTACCTTAGCTACTCCCACTACTCCTGAAGCTGCTATTGTTGATGACCCTATCAAATTATTTAAAGCTTCTGTTAAAACTGGTATTGCTAACACTGAAGCGCAAATAGAAAATTTTAATGCATCAATCGCGGCCTTTATGGGCAATGAATATGACATGCAAGACCATTTAAATAAAGCTCAAAGGGTTCAATCAGCGGGGGCTTTCTACTTAGCAAACGCAGAAACCTTTGAAGAGTTCTTAGATGAACCTACATTTGGTGGTTTTATAAATCAAGCTGTTTCAGCCACAGGGCAATTCGTACCTTCTGCTGTTGCAAGTATTGGTTTAGCTATGACTGGTGCTGCAATAGGAACTGGTGGCGTAGCTGCAGCAGCAGGTGCAGGGGCTACAACCGCTGCGGGCAGGTCTTTGGGTATAAAATTTTTATCAAAACAGGCATCAAAAGGAGTTTTACCTACCAGCATAGCAAAAGAAGCAGGAGACCGCGCAACTATACAAAAGGTTGTTAACAAATATATAGCCATAGAAGCAAATAAAGCAAAAAAAACCCCCGTTAAACTTAAAGCTTTAACACGAGACGAACAAAAAATGATTGATAATCTTTATGCACACATTCGTAGTGAGTCTAAAAAAAGAGCAGCAAAAATAGGAGCGTTAGGAGGTGCTGGATCACAAGAACAAGTCATGGGACAAGGTATTGCTTTTGGGGATTACGCAGAACAAGGCATGACTGGTAGAGACGAAGTTTTTGCTTCTGGTTTACAAGGACTTGGTTTTGCTGCTTTAGGTTTAGGTAGTGAAGTAGCAGTAGTTAAATCTGTAGGAAAAGTTATCAACAAAAAACCTAAAGGCGGTACACCCCCTACAACAAAAGATGGGGCGCTACGTACTTTAGATAGTGAGTTAGTTGATGTAACTAAAAAAGATTATGCTGCAAATATACAAAGTAGAAGAAGCAGGTTTGGACAAGTTTTAGGAACAACTGCAGTAGCAGAAGGCATAGCAGAAACGGGGCAAGAAGAACTTTCCGTGCGACAAAAATTTAGGATCGACGAAGCCTACACGAAAGATATGGCTAATTTAGATAGGGCTAATGCTTTATTTGCTGGGTTCTTTGGCGGCATGGGAATGGGTAGTATCATAGGTGCTCCATCCTCTGTAGCTGGTAAAAGTTATGACATGATGAAACAAGCACATGCTATAGGTGCACAAAAAGCTTATGAAAGAGCAACAGGAAAAGTTTTACCAGAAAGTGCAACAAACTTAGAAGCACAGTTTGCTGACATGGGTAACCCAACTATAAAAAGAGATTTAGTTTGGGTTGTAGACCAAAGTAAAGAAGCTATGGAATCAATTGAAGCTAAAATGCAAGCTAAATATCCGAATATGAAAGTTGTAGAAATAGCAGGAGTAGGAACTTTATATACAACTAATGAACAAAAAGCGGAGTCTTTTGCTAATGTAATGACTACAAATACCCTTGATAAAACTATTTTAGACCAGTGGTTAGCTGATAATCTTGGGTATTCTCGTTCAAGAGATGCAGGCGATGCTTATGCAACAACCGTCAAAGATAAAGATGGTAACACTGTTTGGGAACAGTCTACTACAGCTGATGGTATTCCTGCTGCAGAAGAAGCCGCTAAAGCATATATTAATAAAAACCCCGGTTACACTTTCGCCTCTCAAGAACTTGATACTGTAATACGAGAACGTACGGACGCTATGCAGGATGAGGGGTTAGATGAAAATGAACAACAAGAGTCTTTTCAAACAGAGGAAGAAGAATTAGGAAATATATTTGATGTTAGCGAGCCTACTGCTGTAGAAGAGGGTAGAGGTTCT